AATCAAAAATATTTTCTAAAGTTTTCTTTTTCTTTGATTTTGTATCGACTGGAGTTTTAATTATCTTTTCAAACTTTCTCCATAACTGAAGTGTGAGATTTACGTCTTGCTCTGCGTAATCTCTGACTAAATCATACGGTAGTAAATGCATGTTAGACATGGGGTCAGATACTCCATGTTCTTCTAAAGCTCTATCACTTAGATCGCCTTTGTATTTAGACTCACCAAGATAATCTCTTGCTAAAGAATCTAAGCTGTAACGTAATCTGTTTTCGTCTATTATAGATGCTGCGATCATAGTATCATATATAGGACCTTTTAACATCATCCCTGTAACAGATCTTATCCAACACACATCGTACATCGCATTGTGAAATACTTTTGTAACTTTTTTATTTTGAAAAATTTTTCTATTTAAACTTCTCCATACAAGACTAGGGGCAAGATTAGATGCGGAACCTTTGTGTGCTATGGGAAAATAAAACTTTTTGTCACCATACGCCAAAGCGATACCACATACTTTACCTTTACCAACTATGGCCCCTGATCCGTGGGTCTTGAGGTCTGGATCGTGTGTCTCTAAGTCAACAGCAACAACTTCACCATCTTCTATCTTCACCTCTGACAACTCTGGTGCTATCATTTTTTATCTTTTAGTTTTTTAATTTCCAACTCGCAATAGTGTATAATTTTTTCTAGGTCTTGTATACCGTTTTTCAACTTGTACCTGCATACGTATTTTATCACGTTGCCTTGAAAGAATGAAAGATCATTTTTTGATATAAATTCATACGGCTGAATAACCATGTCTTTATAGTGTTTGCCACCAACCTGACGACCTTGTGGAAATGCTTCTTTAAATATATCTTTATGCGTCATATGCCCTCCTATTTAATGTTATGTTTGTTCTACTTTTTATTGTCCAAAGAGTTTTCTTTGCCCTAGAGCACGCCACAAAAGCCATACGTCTTTTTACAAAGTCCTCTTCTTCATTTGTTAACGTCATGTCTAGCACAACGTTGTCAAATTCCTTACCTTTTATCGTGTGAATATTTTCTAAAAATATTCTTTTATCTTCTAAATCCCTGTTATTGTTAACAATTTTTCGTATGTAGTTTGACTCTATTACAGAATTAATTTTATTAATTAATTGAAAATCATTTACGTTCATAACACCTGGTACTAAATATTTTTGTTCTACTAACCATTTTTTATTATAACTACCTCTATCTACATCCTCTATATTTTTATCTGATGCTAAATATTCTGGGTTTACACTCTTCAACATTGTTTTTACTTTTGCTAAAGAAACATTCTCCCCTCTTGACAATTCTAAAAATGATCTTTGATTTTTTATTTCAATCGTTGGATATTTAAATTTAAGTTTTGCATTTTTTGGTATCTTGATCGGCATACCTATTTCTTTCAGATAAGATATCATAGTAGAGGGTTCATTACCTCTGTATGTAAATATGAAATTTTCTTTGGTGTTTAATATTCTATTTTCCAATTCTAACGCAAAAGGGTCTTGCTTCAAATCAGACATTTCAAATATTTCACCTTCTACAATCTGACCCTCTTTTGTTTCTCTTGGTTTCCAAATCCTGGAATAACCATAATGATTCCAAACGGGTCTAATAATTTCTTTGCAATACTCATTAATTATTTTTGGACACCTGTGACCTTGTTCCAGTTCAATTTCAGGTTTTGCAAACTCCTTGTGAAAAGAGTCTGGATCTGCACCAGCAAACTCAAATATAGATTGGTCTGGATCTCCTGCTTTGTAAAAGTAATCTACGTTCTTTGACATAACTGCCTCTGCCTTTCTTTGTATGACACTAGAGTCTTGTGCCTCATCAACTATTAATATCTTTATGTTTTTACAGACGTCCTCTGAAGTTTCTTCATTGTCTGAAAATTTTTGCACCATATCTTGAAAATCTAGTATTATTCTTGCTCTATCATTTATTTTTTCATTAGTTTTAAATGTTATGTACTTCTTTTCTAATTCAATAAGTTCTTCAGGTTCATATTTATATTCTTCTTTTTCTTTGTATGTTAGACTTCTATAGTAATCTAAAAAACTTTTACCATTGTCTCTTGCCATACTCATAAATTTAAAGAAAGGGTGTTTTTTAAATAACAGATCTACACTTTGAAAACTTTTACCATAAGTATGTTTGTTAAAAAGTTCGTGTATGTTTATTAATATTTCATAGTCTTCTATTAAAAAAGATTGTCCAACAACTCTATCTTTACAAAACTTATGTATTGTACTTACATTCTCTTTTAATGTCTCTTTTGATTGTTTTATTAATCTAAAAATCTCTTTCCCTGTTCTTTCTTGATACTCTTGTATACTATCATCAGAATATATTTTATCTCTGATATGATCAGCAGCGGTATTAGTATGTGATATAACTATTATATCAGCAGGAGAGTATTTACTTTCCACTATGTGATTATAGTATATTTGCACTAGTTTTGTAGTCTTACCCGTGCCTGGAGGTCCTGCTATTCTAATCTTTTTTGTCATGCTCTAATTGGTCCTTTTTTGAATCTACTATTTGAACAACATATTCGTTTGTATCTGCCTCAAATCTCCATGTTGGACATGATTTATCTTTTTTTAATACTTCGTCGTAAACTGTGCCGTTTACTTTTCTTGCACTTAAAACTTCTTTTAATTTAAAAGTTAATTTATTTACCGGAATATTTACATTCTTTGCTTTTAAATAATTCATAAGGTTAGGTAGTCTAAAATCTAATTCTCTAGTTTCTTTATTTACGTAACAACCCTGATTAAACAAAGCAGATTTGTGATAACTTACAGTAGTCTTTCTTATAAAATTATATATCAAAGCTTTAAATTCAAAATCTTCTGATGCTTCCTCATCTGCAGCTTCGTATAACATAGCTTCTAATCTTTGATATTGCATCCCCTGAAATTCTTTTTGTTTCATATCTAGCACAGACGGGTGTGGAAAATATCCTTGGTTGGCTAGTTTTCTTATCCATTTTTGTTTATCTATTATATCTTCTCCCTGCATTTCTATTTTTATTCTTTTGTAACCATCTCCATTATC